TTAAAGGATTTGAATTACCCCGCCGAAATTATTAGCCGTATCGAGGCATAGAGGGGAACCAAGGGTTCCTCCGGAGTCCTTCGTTCGCTTAGCGACTCCCTCCTTACGTTAATTCAAATATCTTACCAGGATTGAGGAGTAGAATTTATACATACTTATGATGTCATAAACATGTATTATAGAATAGACGAAATAAGCGACCCTATCATGAAACAACCTAGTAAACCCAGAGGGATACCTATTAGACAAATAAGAACAATGGCCCATGTTGGTAAACCTCCCTTTGTTCTTCTAGACCTATTTCGACCTCTCACACCCTCAAATACACCCATGGGAATATAACGCGACAATAACATAAACAACGCAGTAAATATAATACCATGAACCAACGCAACTAAATATTTGTTACCTTTACTAGGAATTTTTATTATTATATTGGGCGAGCAAGCTATAAATAAAACCGCAGCTACAATGGCTCGGTAACACATTTATATTATAGTGACATAATTGTATCCACGTAAGAATATTAAGGGGTATGGTTGCTATTTCTTTACAAACACCATTATCTGTTCGGCCGTTTCTTTATGCTTTGTAACATGGACGTCTTTATTAAACATAGGTTGAGAACTTTTCAAAGCAAAATATTTCTTCGTTATTTTATTCATATCACCCAATAAATCATATTTATCCGTATTTTCGGAACCATACCCCGATAATATATAGCATAATCGCCCTCCCTTTTCAAGGATATGATAACATAATTGAATCGTTTTATCCCAATATTTATCTAGCCACTCTTCATATGTCTTATATTCTTCGGTGCTTTGTTTGCCTCCTTCATATAACTCCAATTGATAGTAAGGTGGACTAAAGAACGCCACATCGAAATGACCTTTATATTTGCTCATGAATTCCTTAGACGCAAATAACTTTTCAGAAGGTTTACAGTAAATCTCCGTCTTCTTTTTCGGGTCTATGTATTTTGCCAGAGCCGCCGTCTTTCTACATACGCTAGGTATAACATCTGTTCCTACATATTCAATTACTTCGGGGCATTCTAAAAAGCCATAGCAATAGGAAGACCAGCCTAATGTCGGTGTGAATATGCGCGTTCCCTTTAAAACAGATTTATTTAATGAATATACCAAATAAGGATTCATTATGGATGCGCGGAAATAGTAGGAAGAAAATACACTACCGAGGCGCCCGTTTTTCATATAAAACCTTGCACTCGGAGTCAATAATTTATAATCGATGATATGATGTAGATATAGGTTCGAAAGCATCTCTAAGTAGGACCAATTATCATCTATTCCCGACTTGGTATCTCTTAATATAGCATCGTAGTGTAAATTACGTATTACGTTTTTATATAACACTGCTTGGTTATTATCCATTTCTTTATTCTTCATGGGCGGAACTTGGGTTAAATCTAGGTTATCTGGTATCTCTAATGATATACGGTAAAATCTCTCCAAATACTCATTTCTATTGCGTATGTTTTCATATAACAGAGCGATGTCCTCATTAGGTATATCCTTTTCCTTCATATAAGACAGAAGTGGCCTCATATTATCATGGACGCGCACCTTGGCTGACTTTTTAAAATCGGTAAGCTTTGGTGTGGGACCGGCAAACAGTTTTATAAATTCATTTAATTCTATAAATTTCATGTTATAATAGAAACAGATAAAACAAAAGGCCGGTTCTATAAAAAATTAAATACTTTTACGTAAACTTAAAAAAAATCATAAAAACGAAACTAAATTCTATTTTTGAAAAATCCATTTTGGACATTTTTAAAATGTCCATTTTCACTTTTCCCAAAAAAGTTTTTGAAAACGGGTGTTTGAAAAACCGAGTCAAAGCATAATGCTGTAAAATGCGAAATCAAAATCTTGGCACCACAGCATAATTTTTTTTACATAATATATACGTAAAACTATTTAGGCATTTTTTCTATTAGCCATATATGGCTAACAAAAAAATGCCGAAAAATGCCGATTTTTTTAATTGTGAAGTATGTGACTTTAAATGCTGTAAGAATAGTAATTGGGAAAATCACATCTCAACCCAAAAGCATAAACGACTAACGGAGACTAACGAAAAAATGCCACTCGTAGAACGCGAAAATACGCCAAGTAAAAGTAAATATCGCTGCGATTGCGGTAAGCGGTATCGGCATTATGCTAGTTTATGTAAACATAAGAGAGTAAGCTGTGAAAAAGAATCACCCGTTACGGATTTGATACCCATCAATCGATCGGAATTAGTAGAGCCCAAAAATGTCATATCGACGGAAATGGTGATTGAATTAATGAAACAGAATAAGGACCTTCAGAATGCTCTCATTGAGCAAAATACAAAGATGATGGAAATGGCGAGAACCCAGACGGTTATTAATAATACAACAAATAATAACACCTTTAATTTACAGGTATTCTTAAACGAACATTGTAAAGACGCGTTAAATATGATGGAATTCGTTAATTCTATCAAGTTTCAACTACAGGATTTGGAAGACGCAGGTGAATACGGATTTGTTCATGCCATAACGAATATATTTATTAATGGGTTGAATCAGTTAGACGTATATAAACGCCCGATTCACTGCACCGATTTTAAAAGGGAGACTTTATATGTCAAAAATGAAAATGAATGGGTGAAAGAGACCCATGATAAAACACATTTGAAAAACGCAGTAGAGAAAGTGGCCATTCGCAATTTAAAACAACTTAGGCTATGGCAGCAGGAGAATCCAGAATACGATGACGTGGACACTCCATTAAACGATAGATTTATGAGAATATCATTAAATGCTCTGGGCGGAACATGCCGCGAAGATGAAGAGAAATTCAAGGAGAAAATAATGAGAAACGTAATGAAGGAAGTTGTATTGGATAAAGATATGTTGAGAGGGAGCAGGGGGCCATAGCAGTATTCCCTGCTTGATTTTACGTAATGAAATTTATCATTATGTAAAATAATTATTACAACGTTCAATATTCTAGAACACAGAGTTTATAAAATGTCTAAGCGGTCTCGGGCTTGACGCGGCGAACCGGGCGGCGGCGGCGCTCACCCCCCTCAGTATCATCACGACGCGTGCGATACTTGCGAGGACCAGACGGGCGAGTTGTGTCACCTTCACTGTCTGGAACGGATGAGCGAGGCTCAGAAGAGCGCACACGCGCGACATCACTATCCGAACGCTGAGCGCGACGCGTCTCGAACATCAAGAGACCACCCTTGATGCCGCTAATAGAGACGGCCTGAATGGAATACTTAGAATCGGCAGACGGGGCAATGGCAAACTCTACATACTCGCCTTGGACCAAATACCTGTATTGCTTATCGTCGCGGCTTACCGTGGTAAAGTGAACGAAAATATCCTTATCGATATGCTCGCCTTCGCGAGCGGTAATAAAACCATATCCAGCCTTATTATTAAACCACTTTACTTGTCCAACGAAGCGCTCAGTTACAGAGGAGGGTGTTTCTTGAGTGCTCATGCTTCCCAATGATAAATAGATAATGCGCGATTTTTTTATATCATTTCGAAATCTATTTTATCCCAGCATATACTATATAGTAGCCATGAGCCGTAAAACCACGTCCATCCTTCTTTTAATTGCCATTTTATTCATTTCGCTTTCTTTAGCCGGTTATTCTATGTTTGTTAGCAAATATTCGGCTACCTTACCCATGATGAATGAAGGCATGGAAACCGTTAAACCTGCCGTCCAACCTTCCGAAACCCCTGTTCAACCGGCAACGCCTTCGTCTAGCGGTTTGGCGACGTCGTCTTATTCTGCGCCTGTTTCTGCTTCTACGTCTGGTCAATCTACCGCTACTACGCAAGCATTATCGCAAAAAGATAAAAAAGAGAAAGCGGATGCCATCACGGCGGCACACTAAATAATTCACATAATGCCGAATAATTCGGTGTATATTTATAGTCTAGTCCATAAATATAAGCCAAATAATCACAAATGGGACGATATGTGTTTCCATAAGTATGTGTCAGGTTCTCTAACATCTTTAAACGTTTCCTCTCCTGATTTTTTCCATGTAAAATATGACATTCGTCAACGATTTCGATGTCCGCGCCAATAACATTATCCCAAGGTAATTCTTTGCCCAGTACCCATAAATACATATATCCTAGTGAAATTAAATCATCTTTGCGAGACGGCGTTATGCCTTCATGTATAAAATAACTTATGTATTTAGGTGTTCCTGTAATATATTCGTTATTCGTTAAAATGGGGACATGGTCTTTATTTTCGCCGATATAAAACGATGATAATCCAAAGTCGATTAAGAAAAGTTCTCCGTTTTTATACATGAAATTATGCGGTTTGATATCGCGATGAATGACGTAGTTTTTATGTATAGATTCCAATATATCTAGACAAATAACCATGATTTGGTTTATTTTTTGTATGGCCAAGTTCTCGGTATTATAAGAAACTACCTTGTCATATAAAGAACAATCGTAAAAAGGCATAACCAAACAAGAGCCCGCGTCAACAACTCCATACCAATATATGATGGGTATATTTCGACATTCATGGTCGTATAGGTATTTGAGCAACGACGCCTCGTGTTTTAATAATTTAAAGGGCGCGCTCTCTTCTTCTACTTTAATGGCCACGGTTTCGCCTGTTTTAATATTCTTCCCTTTATAGACACGGCCAAATTTACCCCTGCCTATTAATTGAGCAACCTCGTATTTCCTACCTATTACGAACGCCATAATTCATGAACGATAATATTATAAGTATAGTATAAGAATACGGTTTAATTTGTTTAATATGAAAATAACTGACGGTTCTAGTTATCTAATAAAATGCGTTGACGATGTTTTGGATTGGCTTGGAGAGTATTATGTTGTTACTATAGCAGCCCTACATGTAATATACATATCGCTGTTTTTTGGGTTTCTTAGTATAGAATCTACATATATACGTGTGTTAAATATAGGAATTCAATTATTTATTGGCTTGTTTTTAATATGGAAGTTTAATCCCTTCCGAACACATGAATATAAAAAATACGATTCGCGAATTATATTCGGAAGTGGTATATTTTTATTAACCAATTTGGGATTTTTCGAGGCATTCAAGCATTTGATCCCGTAAAACCAATATAGATATTATATAATATATAATATTAATTCTAATAAACGCGTTGGGCAGAACATGTCTATAAACATACAAACAATATTTGAAAACGCACAGAAAGACCCGACTCTATTATCGAGTCTAGATATGGATAGATTACTGGAAACCATAGAGAATAATAAAAACGACTATTTAGAAAATAAAACGACGCAATCCATAACCCAGGATATATTTGATACACTGAGAGCCATAGGTATGTCGACTGAAGAAACGAAACTATTATGCGATAAATTAATCGGATATAGATATGTGGAAGATATACACGAGCTTCATAAAGGAAAACATATCAGGTGGATTAGAAACGGCGGTAAAACATTAACAAATGGAGGCATATTATTGGACATTAAGTTTTTAGATAATGGCACACATATATTATGTATGACAGGTAGAAACCGGTTTAATCAATATAAATTCGACGATTGTTATACGTTTCAGAAGATGTCGACGGAAGAACAGTTAATATTGATGGCGTATGACTATATAGAAGCGGGGAGTCCATAGGTGTCCGTAGGTCCTCCCACCTTTCTAGTGACCGAATTAGAAACATTTTTATATTTTCGTGTTTTTATTTTACGCTGTGAAATATAGAAAAATTCTTTCAAATGATACATCATTTTCTGCGCCACTAATATGTCGAATTCCGCCTTTTTTGCTCTCGATAACCCTTTCTGAATCCCGCCTCGTCGAACAAACTCATTATTCATAAAACCACGGAATATATGGATTTGATTTGGCAACGGACATAATATCTTTCCTATGTCTGACTGGGCAACGCGGTTTATAATATCTTCCGTGCTTAGAGAATGGACATACGCCTTGGGTTTTATATAATATATACGATTATGTGTCATAGAATCATAATACGTGTTATCTATAAAACATATTTCGGTGTTTTTTGGCAGAAGAGTGCATCGTATGAAATCATTATGTGTTTTTTCATGGCTCGTGCGATCCAATTCAATAACTTTATTGTTGATTTTAAACGCATGTATTATTTTATCGAATAACGAAACGTTTCTTGTATGTATCCTTTTCGTTATTTGCGCATTTAGATAACCTGCGATCTTATCTGCCCATGAAGATGAACATTGGTTATTGGTATAGATATATATACCGGAACATTGTCCACGCATTTTTTTGAAATATAAGTATTCTAATATAGGCAGTATGCCGAACCTTAAAAACTCGGGGAACAAATCTAGAATAGCATCAAACGAAACCATAGTTATAGGTTGAAAAAGTAATATTCCAGACCATAATATTTCTAAATCAACAAATGACCCGAGTGTTTCATCCATGTCAAAGGCGACGACCTTCGGATAGTTTTTCAGACGACTTTTGTAATAATGTTTACCTTTGAAAATCTGTGTTAGTTTATCATATGTCATTATATAACTAAGGCGGTTTAGTTATATACCAAATTCTTGATGTGAAGGGCGGCAATGCCCCCCCCCTATGTTATACACTAAGTGTCATGAGGAAACCTACGATTTCTCCTACCTCACTCATCGGTCGAGCCAAACCCACCATCGCCCCTCTGTGTCGTTGATAAATCTTCCTCCTTATCGGCAAATATAACAAACACGGGACATAGCGATGGGTGACATATTTGAACCAACCGGGTTTGTTTTTCGACAACATACGGCTGTTTATTGCTTAAAAATAGGCAACGAAACGCGGCAATTAGATTCCCCCTATAACCCGAATCAATAATGCCCGTATGATTCGCCAACATAAGAGGTGTCTTCGAAATACTGGACCGAGGATAAATATAGAAAGGCGATGCTGTAAACTTATCGGTGGCAATATCACAATATATCATTTCTGCTTTGAGTCGGAGGTCAATAAATTTTGTAATTAAAATGCCGTCAAACACCGATTTATCGGGAACCAATAAATCGAACCCAGAATCAGGAAAGGGATTATTCATCATATGGTAATTATGCTCCGCTGCCCTATCATGATAGGCTTGTTTTAATTCTTCGTCGGGAACATATATCTTCATAATAGCGAAATTATTGGATGTATTCGGAAATTGGTTTTTCAACCTTTCATAAATAGCGCGGACCTTTTCAATCATATCTATACGTAAATAGATAGGATGCGTTTATATGCGTTTTTGTGTATAATGTAAACCTTATGCGGTTTTCTTATCTTTATATTCGCGCCATGAAATAGATACTCCATCCACCGTCTTTTCCTTTTGCTCTTCATGCTCTTTATCCAAGTTATCGGCGCGCTTAACCGCGCTATCAATATATAATTCCTTTAATATCTTACCAACCATAACAGACGCCTCATGTTGGTCCGTTTTTCCGTCTTCAATGAGCTTAAGCACGGTAAGCAACTTGGTCATAATAGTCAAATCAATCTCGTCTTTCACATGGCGATTAAACAAATCCGTATAATTATTATATAAGAAAGGGCAAGTGGATTGGCATAATGCTACAAAGTCTTCTTTTGAACGAAGACCCGCCTCTGACTTTTTCAAAGAATCTATAGTGCGAAAATCGTCGCGAATGAGGACACTGTGTTTGATTTTGCGTATATTTTCGGTATTGTTTTCGCATTCCATCTCGTCAATCATCTTTTTAAGGTGAAGTTTCTCATTATCATTTAATGCGGCCATTATAATATAGTATAATAAGAACCGGTTGCTTTATGTATTTTTTATAGGCATATAATATATATGGGAAGAAGAACACAAAATAAAAGTAGACGTATAAAAAATAAAAGCAAAAAGAGAACCCAACGACACAAACAAAAAGGCGGCGCCAAGCAAGAAGTGAGTGAATTAGAGCCTATTTTAGAAAACGCGCATTGGGTAGATGAAGACAGAGACGCTCTTTCGACAATTGATACCCGATATTATGACTTTATCGAGTCCCGAGTAGACACAACAGCGAGGCAACGTAAGAAAATGATACGCAGTGGACTCGATGTAGATACCATAATAAACCGATATAGACGCGACTATTCGCTGGTTGACGGAATAACAAAATCCAATTTTTCATTAGTCAATGGAGGTTTAAGGGAGGATAAGATAACACCGACCATAGAGCCTATAGTTACCGGTTTAGATAGTGTATTTAATCATCCGGCTTGTCCGAGATTTACCAAGCCAACCATACTATTTCGTGGCGGCAATTTAGATTTCGAATATAAACAGGTTGTCGAAAAAGGCGAACCTTTACAGAAATCGTTTATTTCTACCACGAAAAAATTAAATACTTTATTTTATATCATACCGAATATAGAGCAAAAACCGGACGGAAAACTTAATGCCATGCCGATTGTCGTGAATATTCTAATCGTTGATGCCGATATTCCATACATAGATTTATATAATGAAAATTCGAGGCCGATTGATAAAGAACAAGACGAGATCTTATTGCCAGGTGGACTAATATATGAGTATATAGCGAGTTCCATGTATTCAAATAAAGACTCTTATACACATCAAATGGTCGATAATCCAGTTCATATATTTTATGTTCATGGCAAAGAGAGCTTACTGCTATGAAATGGTGCCAGAAAACCATATAGAATCTAATGAATATATCTAACACATACGAGAACTTATATGTTAGATTTTTTATTTTTATTACCCATCGGTTCATCTATTTCGGGTAAACTCATACCGCAGCTATTAAACTTGAAAACATGGTGTAATAAACATAATTCCGATATACTTACTGTTACGGGGATGCCGCATAATTTCGCTAGAAATTTTTTGGCCACCGGAGGAAAGGGGTTTGATAACCCGACACCACCCGATGCCAAATGGGTGATTTGGATAGATAGCGACATTGTATTCAGTATTGAACAATTGGAACTACTTATCAGAATCGACCACCCATTTGTTTGCGGTTGGTATGTTTCGGATGATAGCGACTCGGCAATGTGTGGTAACTGGGACGTAGATTATTTTATGATACATAGAACAATGCCATTTTTAAAGAAAAGCGAGTTAATACGAATGGCTATAGAAAATCCGAATAAATTGGTCGAGGTATCCTATAGTGGAATGGGGTTTATGAAAATAAGGCGCGACGTTATCGGCAGAATGACCTACCCTTATTTCGAATTAAGACATGTAAGCATTGGGGGTAAGCAGGACTTATCGTCAGAAGATGTGAGTTTCTGTTTGAAATGTTTTGAAGAGACGGGTATAAAGCCGGTAATATGTCCAGCATTGCGTGTAGGACATCTGAAAGATAGGGTGCTTTAATGACCTATTTCGGCAGGGCGGCCAGTGGCATTTCCTCCGCGGGTAGCTAACATAGAGGATTGAACTTTATTCAAACATAAGCTACCTTTAGAATTGGAAAGACCGGAACCAGAGCAGGTTAAACTTCCGTCAGATTCGGAATAAATATCTAATTTACTATCGGCGACGTAGGGGCGACAGTAAAGTCCGTCAAACCCATGAACCTTTTTACACTCAAAATTGGGGTTACTTAATAAAAACGACGTATAGGTATCCATAGGTTTCCCACTGGTACTGGACGAATAGCCTAATCCGGCAAACCCTTCATAAGGATAGCTCTTGGGGAAGAGAGTCGCCGCTGAATATGGCAATACAGAGGTCGTGGATACTAATAATGAAAGGACAATGGTGGCAACTATAACTATTCCTAAAAATTGGTATGACGATGGCAATTTCATATACTATACATATTTATTAGATAAAAGAGGGGGATTCCGAAGGAGTCCAAGGCAGCCTTCGGAGTCCCTTCGACCCCCCTCCTTTCCTTCCAATTGGGTTCTCCTTTTTCCTTACAATTAGGCCCTTTGTGTATTCAGAATTCCCTACCTATTTTCTTAGACAAAATATCTATTGGGTTCTCGTTATTCTGTGTAACGCGGCAATTTCACATTATCAAATAGTTTTTCTAGGAACCCCTTTTCAAACGGATAATTATATACTATGGCATCCCCGCGCATATTCATATATAATAAAGTCTTTCCAATCCAATTATCGATTGCCTCGTATATAGTTGCTAAAGATGACGGTGCCAAAGTCGACGGAACTAAAGATGACGGTTCTAAATTAGAGCTGGATTCTTTTTTAACGGTTCGCGTATAATAAAAAAATAAGGCAACTACCAAAAGTATAACCACAATAACTATTATTGTATACCATGAGAACTTGGGTTTTTCTAAATAAAGAGAACTTTCGTCTCCGGTTACCATTACTATATATAATAGACTTATACATAGTAAAAATTTACAAACGCATTATCGTATCTTACATTACTGGCGGTTTATCGTGGGCGTTTCGCTATCAAACGTCATTTCACAATGTATACAATAAAATACAACCCAACTTCTTTCTGGGTCTACATCAACATAATCCCTTACGATTTTATGGTTACAATGTTTAACCAGATAATCAGATACACAACACCTGATTTTTTTATAATCGGGATTTTGAGAAGATTTGGGAATAGAGGATAGTAGGGCATTCACGCGCGACATTACGGCGACGGCATCATCGGACATGAAAAAATATTAGTTGTATTATAATCAAAACAAATATTTATATGGTTTTTTGTTATTCTACAAAGCGCCTACCTTTGCGCACAATATTATTTCGGGTCATCATCTAAACCACAAAAGACAAAAGGAGGGGTCATCATCTAAACCACAAAAGACAAAAGGAGGGGTCATCATCTAACCCACAAAAGACAAAAGGAGGGGTCATCATCTAAACCACAAAAGACAAAGGAAGGGGTCATCATCTAAACCACAAAAGACAAAAGGAGGGGGTCATCATCTAAACCACAAAAGACAAAAGGAGGGGGTCATCATCTAAACCACAAAAGACAAAAGGAGGGGTTATAGGGGAACCTTGGTTCCCCTAGCAGTACATAGCCAACATACTCTGATTTTGGTATTGCTCATTCTTAATAAAGATATCCACCTCCTTCTTATTCACCGTAAAGGGGAACTCAACCTTCAAGTCGATCTCCGAGCCAAACAAATTCGACCCCGGCTTGACAAGACGGAACAAGTTAAGCTTCGTATAAATAATCTCGAGACAGCGCTTCAAGTTACGAACACCATCTTCGCCCTTCGACAAAGCGCTATTGGAAATAATATATTGAATCGTATCATCGGGAATAATGACATCTGCCTCGGTAAAGTTCACCTGCTCGCGAATCTTAGGCAAGAGGAAATTACGCGCAATAATAAGCTTTTCCTTCGCATCATAACCCTTCGTCTGAATACGATACATACGGTCGCGAAGAATGGGATTCACCTTACTCTCGTCATTATAACTGAAGATAAACAAGCACTTACTCAAATCGAAGTCAATTTCCGAAAAGTATTTGTCATGGAACTGACTATTTTGACTCGTATCCGTAAGATGCGTCAGAATTCCAACGATTTCCTCACCGCGAGGGGTATCGCTAATCTTATCCAACTCATCAAAGTAAATGACCGGATTCATACACTTACTATCAATGATGATTTGGACAATCTTACCCCAACTACTACCCTCGTATGTATAAGAGTGACCCTCTAGGAAACTACTATCGCCGGCGCCGCCAAGAGCAATAAAGGCAAACTCGCGTCCCAAAATCTTACTAATGCCCTCCTTAACCAACGACGTCTTACCTGTGCCCGGGGGTCCCTTAATGGCAATGGCTGTTCCCAGCGAGCCAGGGTTAGAAATCCACTGACCCATCATCTGCATGATTTGTAGCTTGGCATCGTTAAGTCCATAAACACATTTATCTAGAGTGCTCTTGGCATTTTCCATGAAATCGTGGCAAACATCGAGACCATCCTCCATCTTTACGGATAGATTCTTATAGGTTCCGAAAGGGATGCGCATGAACGTATCGACCCAATTCTTAATCTTATAATACTCATTATCGCCGGGGTCCATGGACTTCAAGACATTCAGCTTTTGAAGGGCAATAGCCTTGAACTTATTCGGAATAGTCGAATCCAACAAGGCAAGACGATAAGGCTTATCCACGTTGATGAATTGATTGATTTCCTTCAAGTCCTTCATGACACGGAGTTGCTCTTTATTAGAAAGCTTCTTGCGGAAATAGTCGATTTCGTTGGTCTTCTTCTTCTCTTGGTTAATCAGCTTATGGTAACTCTTGGCGTTCTTCGAACGGGCCTTTTTCACGAGCTTCTTGATGGTCTTATTACACTTATTGACAGCTGCGCGCAGAATACGACTATTGGGCTGCTTACGCAGAAGTTCGGTAAGCTGGGCCTTAGACTTGGCCAGCTCGATATACTCTTGCTCGACATCCGTAATATCACTGTTATCGCTGGTGGTTTTGTTATCATCTTCGGTCTTGGCCTTCTTTACTGACCTCTTTTGTTGAGCCGCACTCCTCTTGCCTGTCACCTTCTTAGAAGACGTGGCGCTCACGCCTGAAAGAGTTTGATTACGGTCAGGGATTTCAATGGGCTTATAGGATTCCTTCATGAAAGTGCGCTCATCATCACTATTACATTCTTCATCGTCTTCTTTGTATTCGGCAAACTCGCCTTCGGCGGCATTGGGGTCCATAGAGAAGACAAAACTATACACACCTTCCTCCTCTTCCTCATCATCCTCCTCTTCTTCGTCCTCTTCTTCCTCATCTTCCTCTTCATCATCCTCTTCGTCCTGATCCTCGTCATCATCTTCGTCCTCTTCATCCTCATCCTCTTCATCCTCGTCATCTTCTTCTTCGTCATCATCGTCTTCGTATTGAACGCGCCTTCCCTTCTTCTTTTGCGACGCGGCCTTCTTCTTTTTTTGTTGAGAGGCCTGTTTCTTCTTTTGCTGAGCCAATGACTTCTTCTTCGCTAGAGAGGCTTTCTTCTTACGTTGCGCCTCCTTCTTATCTTCCGCTGCGGACTTAGCACGATCGGACATGTATTTGGATGGGAAAATTTTTGAGATAAACTTCTTCATCTCGGCCTCGTCAATCTCCTCATCATCGTCATCGAGCCATTCGTCCTCCTCTTCATCCTCGTCTTCATCGGAACTGATAATGCGCTTCTTATTATTTCGCTTTTTATTATTCTTTGGCTTGGGCTTGTAGGAACTACTCTCATCGTCTTCCTCTACAGTTTCGTAGTCGGAATCCGTGAAAAGCTCGGTGTCATCATCGGACTCAGGGTCGTCACGAGACTTCTTGAGCTTATTCTTGGCGTTGCTACGGAGAGAGTAACCCTTAGTTTCCTTTGGCATGGCTGTATTAAACTATGAAATAAATTTCTAAGTGGATTTACAAAATGTTAAAAACGAATTCGCGGTTTCAATTTTTGAGGGAAGCCTTCGGAACCCCTCAAAAATTGAATTGTATAAAAACAACAACATAAACATAAATATATAACCCCTCTATATAGTAATTTAAAATGGCGTCACACCGTTCAGCCATGAATGAACATAAACCATCATCGAAAATTATTGGTGTTCAATTTAGTATGTTATCTCCGGAAGAAATCAGAAGAAATTCCGTAGTAGAAGTTACGTCTAGAGATACATATATTAATAATAAACCTGTGATTGGTGGACTGTTTGACCCTAGAATGGGCGTGCTCGAGCCCGGTATTATCTGTCCCACCGACGGTTATACCTACATCGATACTCCCGGATATTTTGGACATATTGAAATGGCGCGACCCGTATTCTTTCTCCAACACATTAAAGAAATCATGAAAATTTCCAAGTGCGTTTGCTTTAAATGTAGCAAGCTACTTATGAATAAAAACCAACATAAACATGCTTTGAATATGCTTTCGGAAGACCGCTGGAAGTATGTTTCGACGTTATGTTCCAAGGTGAAACGCTGCGGTGAACAAATCGATGACGGTTGCGGCTGTAAGCAACCCGATAAGATTAAACTCGAAGGGATGTCACCTATCTACGCCATTTGGGAAAATATCGAGACGGAGGGCGATGCCGAGTCCAAAAAAATCAATATGCGTTTTACTCCTGAGATTATACTGAAAATCTTTAAGCGTATTTCGGATGAAGATATTGTATTTATGGGATTCAGTCCGATTTGGTCTCGTCCAGATTGGATGATTTGTCAAGCTCTGCCTGTTCCTCCTCCCGCGGTTCGTCCATCTGTAAAGCACGACGCCCAACAGCGGAGCGAGGATGACCTGACCCATATCTATAGCAACATCATTAAGACTAATCGCGACCTTTGTGATAAGTTGGCGAACAATGCTTCGCCTAACGTCATCGAAGGTCTTACGCAGGTGCTTCAATATTTCGTTGCGATGATTTGTAATAACAAAGTGAAAGGCGCGGTTCCTATGGCGCAACGCTCGGGAAGACCCCTTCAGTGTATCATGGGGCGGCTTAATAGTAAGAATGGGAGAATCAGAGGTAACCTGATGGGTAAACGTGTGGATTTTAGTGCTCGTTCGGTCATTACCGGCGACCCGAATCTATCTATCCGTCAACTTGGTATTCCCATGAAAATCGCCAAGAATCTTACCAAGCCGATTACGGTAAACGACCGCAATCGTGATTTCCTTTTGAAACTCATCCAAAACGGCCCTGATATGTATCCGGGTGCGAAGATTTTGGAGCGCAGAAACGGTGAGAATATTTCGCTACGTTACGTGGATAGACTATCTATTCGCTTGGAAAACGGCGATGTAGTCCACCGTCATATGATGGATGGCGACGCCGTCCTATTTAATAGACAACCTTCACTTCATCGTATGAGCATGATGTGCCATATTGCGAAGATTATGAAGGTTGGTGACACATTTAGAATGAATGTCGGGGACACAAAACCATACAATGCGGATGAAAAATTTCGCAGCATATATGCTGCGGGTTTTTAACAAGACCCATCATGTCCGCAACAGGAGGCGTTAAAAGCGTGAAACCTCCTAGTGTCAGGGAACCTACGGTTCCCCTGAAACCCCTCCCTTACTATAAACCCTGTGAGAAGGGAAGGGGGCTCGGGGGAAACCGTAGGTTTCCCTGATGCGAAACACCTTGTTGACGGGAAACCCCTAAAGCAATCACTACCACTCCAACTTGGAAACATTTTGGAGGAACACGGTTAATAGCCGTCCCCAATGGTAAAAAAGTGATTGATGAATCTGCCTGACCACCCCCGTGGTCTACCCGCAGATGAAATGGGCAATCCGCAGTGGAGTATCTAAAGCCGTTTGGTAGGCCATGATACCCTCTCAGAGACTGCTGAGGTGTTGGTGAACGATGAAGGATTAGCCATCCCGAGTTTGCTTAAGGTACAGTCCGTCCACCTGGGAAACCTTGTGGGTGCGGCAATTTAGCCTGAGAAAATATTGTTATTCGTAGACGATAATTTCTCACAGCATAAATGCTGCGACGTTTGATGGCGACGAGATGAATTTACATCTTGCTCAAAATATATTAGCTGAGACTGAATTGCGTCACCTGGCCGCGATTCCTTATCAAATGATTAGTCCTGCCGGTAATTCCCCCATTATCGGTATTTACCAGGACTCGTTGTTGGGGTCTTACCGTTTTACGAGACCCAATAAAAAGTTCTCGCCGAGAGATGCGATGAACCTATTGATGATGTTTAATAAAGTAGACGCAAAGGCATTGCGCGACGTGGGCGACAAGGTATCCAATTTCGATATCCTTTCGCAAATCATGTCGCCGATTACTTTGAAATACAATACCAAATTGTTTGAAGACGACGAGGACCCCAAGACCTCGAACAACGTCTTGGAAATCCGCAATGGAAAATATATCCGCGGCCAGCTAGAGAAGTCCGTGTTGGCTTCTACTACAAAAGGTATCATCCACCGCGTATGTAATGATTTCGGTAATATGCGTGCGACCGAGTTCATCGATGACCTACAAAACATCGTGACTGAATACATGAAATCGAGCTCGTTTAGTGTCGGCATTAGCGACTTGATTTCCAATAAGAAGACGCAAGATAGCATTATTCAAGTTATTACTGCGCAAAAGCAGGAGGTCCAATCTTTAATCGACAAGGTCCACCTTGGAATCTTTGAAAATAATACTGTAAACCCCAATTTGATGGAGTTTGAGAATAACGTAAATAACATTTTGAACGAAGCGACGAACCAGTCGGGTAAAATTGGCCGCAAGTCGCTCAGTAAAGATAACCGTTTCCTCATGATTGTAAATTCTGGGTCTAAGGGAACGCTCATCAATATCTCCCAAATGATTTCTTGTTTGGGACAAACGAACGTAGACGGTAAGCGCATTCCCTATGGATTTGATAATCGCACTCTCCCTCATTTCAATAAGTTTGACGATAGTCCAGGCGCGCGCGGATTCATCGAAAATTCGTATATTTCGGGTCTTACTGCTCCCGAGCTATTCTTCCATGCCATGGGCGGTCGTATTGGGTTGATTGACACCGCGGTAAAAACGTCCCAAACCGGATATATCCAGCGAAGATTGATTAAGGGATTGGAAGATTTGAAGGTGGAGTATGACATGACCGTGCGTAATAACAAGGGTAAAATCATCCAGTTTGCCTACGGAGATGATGGTTTTGACTCTACTCGCACTGAGAATCAAAATATACCTCTAGTTGGAATGAGTTTAGAGGATATCTATTTACATTTTGATATCGTCGGGTCCAATGACCAACATAATGACTTGCTAGAGATTTATACCAAGGGCACCATTTCGCGTATTAAGAAACAAAGAGCGGAAACTCAAGCCAGATGCCAATCGCATATCGAAAAGATGATTGTCGCTAGAAAGAATCTGGTGGAGGCTGTGTTTCGTCATAAAAACGAGAATACGGTGAAGATTCCCGTTGCTTTTCAAAATATTATTGCCAATATCCAAGGGCAGCTTAATTTGAATTCCAATTCCATTGTCGATATTACCCCATTGGAGGCATTTGATTTAATCAACGAATATTATGGAAAGCTTAAGCGACTTCAATATGTAGCGCCGACCGAACTATTTGAAGTCCTATACTTCTACTATTTGACGCCTAAGAACTTGTTGGTATTGAAGCGCTTCCACCGGGCTGCTCTTACTATGCTTTTGGAGACGGTCCTATTGAAGTATAAACAAGCGATTGTTCATCCAGGTGAAATGGTGGGAGTCATTGCGGGTCAAAGTATCGGCGAACCTACAACGCAGCTAACCCTAAACACATTTCACTTGGCCGGAGTGGCTTCAAAATCCAACGTGACAAGAGGTGTGCCGAGAATCGAAGAAATTCTCAGATTGACAAAGAACCCCAAGAATCCCTCCCTCACCGTTCATTTGAAGCCTATCGACGAAACAGAGCAGGACAGAGCCACGCAATACGCCAATATGTTAGAGCATACGAAGCTGGTCGACGTTATCAAGTCAGTTCAGATTTGCTTTGACCCCATCGATAATTCTACTCTAATCAACGAGGACAAGGTGCTTATGGAGCAGTTTTATGAGTTTGAAACTATGATTCAAGAGTGCTTGGAAACCCAAGCCGACCCAACGGCGCAGAAATCCAAGTGGATTATTCGATTGGAATTGGACGCAGAGAGCTTGTTGGATAAGAATATCACGATGGACGATATCCATTTCGCCATTACCAACAGCTATAGCAACGACATTTCGTGCGTCTATTCCGACTATAACGAATCCAATTTGGTATTCCGAATCCGCTTGAACAGTAGCGTATTTAATAAGAGTAAGAAGCAAAAGGGAGTCGCCGAAGCATTGGACCAATCCGACGATATCTACCTTCTTCGCCAATTCCAAGATACGTTATTGAACGGTATTGTGTTGCGTGGTATTACCGGAATTAAAAACGTTATGCCTAGGAAGCTACAAAACACGGTAAAACACGACGACCGATTGGCCACCCGCGAAGATGGCAAATACGTCCAAAAGGATACATGGATTTTGGATACGACCGGGTCTAACCTGATGAAGGTGCTGTCTTTGGATTACATTGATAATGAGCGCACTTACAGTAACGATATTAAAGAAGTATTCCATGTGCTCGGCATTGAGTCAGCGAGACAGGTGATATATAATGAGTTTGTAGAGGTGATGGAATTCAGCGATGTCTATATTAACTACCACCATCTTAGCTTGTTATGCGATAGAATGACTTCGACTCAAAATATGGTTTCTATCTTCAGGTCGGGCATCTTGAATGACGATATTGGCCCGCTTTCCAAGGCGACGTTTGAGGTTCATACGGAAGTGTTACTTGACGCGGCGAGACATGCCGATGTTGACCATATGCGCGGTGTTTCTGCGAATGTAATGATGGGACAAATGGGTGTGTTTGGCACAGGCTCATTCCAATTGGTCTTGGATATGGACGCCATGAAGAAGGTCGAGGCGAGCGATGTGGATACGAAAGATGCGAATAAAGAAATTGACCGTTTGTTTGGAAACTTGGAGGATAAAACGGATATTTGCGCCAAGTCGAATATTGAGATTACGAATAATGTGTCAGCCATTAAAAAACAGGACATGGGAGACTGTAATAATGATGGTTATGATATTGGATTCTAGGGGTGAATCTACGGGTTCCTCCCTGTAACTAATTCATATGTAATGCCTTTCTGAGATAGTCAAATTATAATTACGACAACATCACTGATCCGAGTTTCGCAATATATATTTTTTGATAAAATTGAATAATATATATATTCTCTAACATATAGAAACAAAAACCTATTGATATTCTATATGAAACTATGTCGTCATGCGATAAACGGAGTAGGCGAGAAAAGAGAAATACTTTTACGTCTGAATCGGCGCACCTATATACAGTAGACCCATCATCGGTTCGTCTAGAGAGAATAAATTTGTGTATTGAACCTATCATAGAAGAGGATCACGACATTAGCCAGTCATACAAGGCAGGTAAAGAATATTCAGAAAGGGTTCTCAAGGAAGCTATGGATAATTATGCGAAGAAGATGGCCCCACGCTAACAAATAATTACCGAGAAAAACGATATAAAGACGTCAACCCTTTTTTATAGGGGTGCGGAGATGTATCAAATTTACCGAATTTAGCTCAGTTGGTTCCGTCCTTTTTCGGATGGCAATATAGAGCAGCTGACTGTAGTGGTTTGTATAGTGATCAGCTTGTCACTGGTTCGATTCCAGTAATTCGGAACATGTCTTCGCATTCCAAACATAGCGCTCATAGTATAATGGTAGAATGAATGCCTTCCAAGCATTAGGCTCGGGTTCGATTCCCGATGAGCGCAAAAGGGTCAGACACCACAAAGCGGTGGCATAGAAAGGAACCTACTAACTCCTTTTACCATTCCCTTTCCTAGTAGGGTTTTACATAATGTTGTTTAGTATTATGTAAAATAAAAATGAACAGAATATGCTTCGTGTTTTTTACACCTCAGCATAAAAAAACAAGAGGTAGCTCAGGGTTTCCAGTCCAAATTAGCTATTAAGTTTTGGACTACATTATCATACGTAATTATTATTTGTTCGATATCCTTTCTTCGCAAAGTAGTCATATCATTCGCCATATTGATATATAGTGGATGTAAATTTATTATATGATGAATATACCGTTTGAGTAATCTCGCGTCGCTCTCGTCGTTTTTTCGATAAACGTATTTGGCGGTGTCTGTGTTCATTGTGTATATAAATTAGCCTTATCTTTATAATTTTCTTATAATTTTTATTGGCTGTAAAGCACAATAGCAAGTAAAAACTTACATATTAGTGTCTTTATGAGTAGTGTCGTTATCAGTATCAACGTCTGAATGAATAATTTTGCCATTTGAACATTCATTGCGGCGTGAACAATCCGAATTGGCGACCATAAGAGTTAAAACTGCGGCACAAGCACACGCACCTATACACACACATAGTCCCATGCTTTTATATTATAATGTCCTAAATTCTTCACATGATAAACGCAGCCAAATTTGTGATTACAAGTCTCGAAATTGTAATCACAATTTACATTATAGCCCACATTTTATGCGGCGCGTTTTGTGCCTCGATATGCGTATTTTTTCGTAAATAGGGCAGGAAACCCCCTGAAAATAAGGGGGCTTCAAAACCCACTACGCTTGCCCACTACGCTTGCCCACTACGCTTGGCCACTACGCTTGGCCACTACGCTTGGC